GGTTTCTGCCGCTTGTATCTCGTCTCATCTGCGCTTCTTTCATCATCTCGTCAAACAGTGTCCTGCGGTTGATCTGAGCTGTAAAACGGTAACTTCCACCGCCAGTCTGCCGTCCTGCTGTTTCTTCGCGGATAATCTTTCTGAGCAGAGCTTCCGGTGTCTCGATGTTATTGCCCTGTTTCTGATCTCCTAAGACCGCAAGGAACTCGCTTCGAGGTGGAATAACTGCACCTTTAGCCAGATATGGAACTGTTGGAACTCGTGGGAAAGTAGCTTTAAACCCGATGGTCTTTGAACCAAATGGAGTCGGTACTTTCCAGGGACCGAATGAGAACGCCGATTCGACTGCGCTAATAACCCCATTCACTTTACTGATGGCACCGTTTACAACACTTATGATATTGTTTAGAACAGACCTGATAGCATCTCCCATTCCATTAAATACATTGACTACAGTGTTTTTAGCAGATGTGAGATTACCCACGATAGCATTTCCGATTCTTCCAGCCAAATTCCCTGCCATTGACAACATCTCGTTCAATTTTTTACGAGCATTCGACAGCATATTATTCCAAAACGTAGACATTTTAATTCCAAGATTTTTGAGTTTGCTACTAATCTCATTAATAAATGCTGTTGTTTTATTTCCAATCCAATCGCATACTTTTCCTGCGGTTACCTTGATCTTGTCCCAGTTCTTGTACAGCAGCACTCCGATTGCTATAGCAGCGCCGACTGCAAGGACAAAGACCCCGCCCGGTCCGATAACTGTCGCAATGGCTTTGATACCACCTATAATTCCACTCGACCCAGTCATCAAAGCTACAAGGCCTTTCCCATACAACATGATCGTGCTGATGCTTCCAATAATGCTCGATGCCAATTTTGCAATCTTTGCCGCTGCAAACGCCCCAATCAGAGCTGCACCGAATGCCTCGACTATCGGCTGATGATCGGCAAGAAACGTAGCTACTTTTGACACCAGATTAATCACTGTCGGAAGTCCTACCTCAATGACCCATTTCAGCATCGGGAGAACAATGCTTTTATAAATCCATTCAAGAACGTTTCCAATAGATTCCAGAATTGGAGCAAATGCGCTCGTTAAATTGCTAATTGATTCCAACAATGGATAGAAGTCCAAATTTGCCGCCCATGTTGCCGTATCTGCGGCAATCCTCTCAACAAACTGCATAACTACTACAAGAGCATCTGCAATGTTCTGGATAATCTGTGTTCCGACATTGTTCTTGTTCCACGCATCGGCAAAACCGGATGCAATATTTCCGATGGTTTTAAGCACGTTTTGAGCAATCCTCAGCATGGTCGTGAGCATTGTCGTACCTGCGCCATTTGTCCAGACCTCTACAAGGCTTCTGCCTACACTCTTAGCGAGCTTTGCAATCCCGGACAAAGCAAGCTGTGCCGCCTCAATGGTGTTCTTACCCTCTTTTTTCCAAGCGTCCTGAAATGGTTTCCAGAGCTTCTTAAGGAGCTTCGCAAGCTTTTCAGCTGATTTGCTTATTTTGTCCAGAGCAGTTTCGCCCTCTGCTACTTTTCCGTAATCTACGTTGCTGACTGCACTCGGAAGAGATGTTCCGCCGCCGCCACTGCCACTACCGGATGTCGACGGAGTTTTACTTGCTGTTGATGATGTATCCTGTGTAGAATACCGATTAATTTCATCGAGCGGACTAAGGTATCCTTTCGCCGCTTTTGCCGCATCTTTTGTGGCATCGGCTACGTCTTCTGTGGAATCTGCTAACTTACCGGCGTTGTCCGCTGCCTGCCCATAAGCATCCGCCGTATCCTGCACGCCACTTGCATCGCCTGTAAGGCCTGCACCACCTCCGCTTGTCTGACCTGATGATTTCTTGCCAGTAATCAGTTCTGTGAAGCTTTTAAAAGCATTTGCCAGAGTTGCCAGTTTGCCTAGCAGAACATTAATAACTTTCAGAACAGGTGTGAAAATATTAATCAATCCCTGTCCAACTGTTGCCTTGAGAGACTGCAACTGCAACTGCATCACTCGTACCTGATTCGCCCAGCTGTCAGAAGTACGGATAAAGTCTCCAGATGCAGCTGATAACTGTTTCTGTACAAAAGCCAGACGAAGAGCAACTTTCTCCTGTTCTGTCATTTCAGATGTGGTTTTTCCGTATCCGTTCGCCAGCGCATACTGATCAAGTGCCGACTGGGTCATTACCACGCCAAGATCCTTGAGCGTTTCCGTTTCGCCCGTAAACACTGATTTCAGTTTGATATAAGCCAGGTCTTGACTGATGTTATAAAATGATGCCACATCACCAGTCAGCTGTGTCAGAGCTGTTGACATGTCGTAAGCCTGTGCTTCAGAGAATCCGAACGACTTGGACATTGCTCCGAACGTTCCAACATACCTTTTTGCCATCGTTTCTGACAGTCCGGCAGAGGTCATAGCGTTTTTGGCGAATTCGTTTACCTTGTCAGACATTGTGGTAAATGTAACATCTACCACGTTCTGAACTTCCGCAAGATCAGAGCCAAGCTCCACGCACTCTTTCCCAAACTGCGCTAATTTGCCGACAGCAAAAGCCCCACCAATCAGCAGACCGATTTTTTTTACAGCACTTCCAAGGCCGTTAAATGACTGTTTTATAGCTGATACGCCTTTTTGCACACCTGACGTGTCCATCCTGGTATCAATAATGACTGAGCCATCAGCAGCCATGTGTCCACCTCCTAACTATTTGAGGTTCAACATCTCATTCAACTTATCTTTATAAGCTTGCTCCTCGTCGCTGAGACGTGTTTTTATGTCAACTGTGTTTTTGTTTTCCTGATAGAATTTCTTTTCCCATTTATCGAGTTTTTCGCCCTTCGCCTTTTTCGACCGGATCCCAACAACCGTGTTGAACAGACACTCACCGGATTCCATGAAGTAGCCGAAGAACGTCCACCAGTGCATATACGGTACGGATCTGATTTCTTTACCGGCAACCTTGTTTACAGCCGGCACGATCATGTCTCCATCCTGTTCCCAGTCCATCAAACGGGGTTTTGGGTGGTTCGGGTTATCGTCCAACTGTCCGCAGTCGATGAACTCCGATGCTTTCTGACAAGCTTCGTCCAGGCACTCAGCCGGTATATTCTGCCAGTCCTCAAACAGGATCTGTAACATAACAACTGCTTTTGCCTGCTCGTCCAGTTCCGGGTCATTCATGGCTATGAGAATATCAATGATCGCTCGGAAATCTGTCCTGATAGAAAAATCCACCCCACTTATATTTAGTGAGGTGGGAAGCTCATAGGCGGTCATTTTGCATACTTCTCCGTATACTTATTGACTGCTGCCTGCATTTTCTTTTTTCTCTTTTCGATTTCCGGTGCGATTGCTTCTGCGATCTTATCAAGAACAATATAAGCGAATACCTGACCATTGCCGAATACAGTAGTTGCCGTGATCGGCTCTTTGAACAGGTCTTTTGATGCTTCATATCCGAGCAGGTAGTTGATTTTGTCCTCAATCTGTCTATTCAACTCTGCCATCTCTTTACCAGATGTGACTTTCTGAATAGAATCTTTGAGCTGCTCAAAATATTCTGTCAGTTCCTCTGCACGTGCTGCTACATTGATGTCCGTCGGGTTCAGTTTAAAAGAAGAAAAGACTTCGTCTTCATTATTTGTGAATGTAAAAATGAGAATTCCATCATCAATTTTGGTATTAATTACTTTTGCCATTTAGCGTATCCTCCTTGTATATGCACTTATTCGCTGTCGGCTGTGAATGTACCGGAACTGATATCAAATTTTCCTTTTACACGTTCGCCAGTATAGTTGACGGTAAATGGAATCTGATAGCCAGATGTATCACCGCCGTAGGAGGTCGGCACAACATAGCACTCCTGCTGATATGCTTCGTACTTACCTGCTGTGGCTGCTGTCCAGAGATGAACCTCAACTGCTTTTGTCTTGAGGTTGTCGTCTTTGTACCTGTTGTCTACGATCTTCTGTAATGCTGTGAACAGATCAGATGTAGTATCTGCATAGAACGGATCAGCGTCAGAAGAAACTTCATAGCCATTGTGTTTGAATGTGGATTCTCCAAGAATGTTTTTAGATGTTTCAGTATCTGGATTGAGTTCGACATTGTACTCTTCCAGATCCTTTCCAAGGCGCTCATATTTCGGTGTCAGTCCTCCGCAGAGGGAACCTGCATCGATATAATGAGCCATATATTTACGGTCAATCTTGCCTGTAACTGCCATAGAAATGTCCTTTCTGCCTATAACTTTAAAGGCTGTGTAGGTTAGCGACTATCTCCAACTGATAGCCGGTTGTTACGTTATATTACTTCATAAGTGTTTTCGTAGCGCACCGATAGTGGCAATAGCCAGTCCTGCACGCCACTCTCCTGCGGCTCTAAACCATAGGAGTTGTCACGGGTGATACGTTTTATCACTCGTCCCTGCGAAAGCTCAGGAAACGTGTTTAAACGTGTCTCAGCACCATTTATGACAACTGGTTCTCGACATATCCATTTACCGAGATTGTCGAGGAACTTCTGAACAGATAACTTCTGCCTTTCTTTGTCGGATGCTGTTCGGTATACCACGTAGAATGGGTACTGGCATATCTGATGCATCGTTCCACAAACATCTTCTTTTTCTGAATAAATCAAGGCGCCGTTATCTGCTGAGAATGCAATTCCTGATTCCTTGCCGAGTTCCTCAAATTTGATCGTTTCATTTTCGTATAGTCCCGGATACTGGTTTAGAAGTGCTTTCATGGCATCTGTCAGAATCTCATATCCGGTCGCATCTTTACCAATAGGCTTATCTGCCATGTCTGCCACCTCCTGCCTGTGCTTTTACTTTACGAATCCATGTGCTGCCATATTGTCGTTTAGCGGCATCAAACCATTCAGCCTGTGCCCGCGGGTGTGCTTGTTTGGTGTATTCGAGATTCTCTTTTGCGGCTGTCCGACCAGAGAATTGGCTGACAAGGACTTTCTTTGCTCCACGTCTTGCGTAGGGACTTCCAGTTGCTTCATCAACCATTCCTTTTCCCTCATACAAAAAGCGTCCATAAGGAGCAGCCGCAGCACACACAAATCCAGTTCCTTGCAGGGATGTACTCTCAACTCTTGTTCGATTAATGAAGTCTCCTGTAATCATCGGCATAAATGGAACCATACTGTCCATAACCATCCCGTCAAGGAGATACTGAGCTTCTTGGTACTGTCTGGAGAACCTGTCCATATTCAGCTTTATTTTCATATCTCCATCGACTACGGAGAACCCTTTAAAATGATGAATCTTACTCATATTACTTACCCAGAATCTCAAAATGTGGAATCAGTGTATATGGACCGCCTACACTGGTAATCTTAAACACGTTATCTTTGTTCTCATTCATGTACTGATAGAATCCACTCCGATAATCACTGTCAATTACCGTTCCGCCAGTCCACTCACCCTCCCAGAAGAACGATTCATCTGAAAATGTGATAGTATCTTCCAGAGCGTTGTTAATCTGCCTTTTCCACTCCTTAGGTGGCATCCATGGAAGAATCTTGCCGTCTTTATCAGTAATGGTTATATCGCCGTTCTGGACGGTATATCGAACGTGCAACTGTGCGTTGTCTGTTGCGTCTGGCCCGTACTTTTTAAGGATTGCTCCTTTGTCCGTAATGAGGTCAACGCCGGATAAAACATGAGGATACCAGTACGCATCTCCTGTCGTGGCACTTTCGTAATAGTTGAAAAGTGTAATTTTAGATGAATACATGATACCCTCTCCTTAATTATTATTTCTGTACTGTCTGCTTAATAACCTGATTCACGCCAGTAGCTGACAATCCGTTAAACATACCGACCGCAACTGCTGTGATATAATCCGTTGCCGGGAAATCTGGGATAACTCCCATTCCGACCGCTCCGAGAATCCCACCAATAACCGCCATGATTACCGGAATCCATTCATCAGAGATTCTTTTTGATGCTTTGCAGCCCATTCCTACGATGTAACAAATCATAACGATTGCAATACATGAGCCTAATGTTGAAATGTCCATAGCTTAGTCCTTTCTGTAGTCCTCAATAATGGTCTCAATGCCATATTCGATAGCACAAGTATTCTCAATCTTGCACCCTCTGGCTTCGTCCCATCCTTTAGCGAAAAACGCCACGTCAGCTTCTGCCAGAAGTTTGAGAGATTCACCCAGATACCAGAGTGGCTTTGCGTCCACTGGTGCTGACTGGAAGAAAGAATCAATTACTTCTACAGGTTCACCAACCTGTTTCTCTGCACTTTTAATTGCTTTTTCTCTTACTGCGAGAATTTCCTCATCTGTCTTGCCCCTCATGGGCTGAGAAATAAATAACTTTTTCATATCAATACACTCCTGCATACAATACTGGTATTCCATCATCCGTCCTTGCTCCCATCAGAAGCGGTAAAGCTGTCTTTAAGAGTAAGTCGTTCGTTTTCTGTACGTCTCCGGCGGCGGCATACACCGCACTCCACTCTTTTGCACCCGATGCTTTCTGCTGAGGTGTTGCATAAGAGATGGATTCACTGCCAGAAGATACAGATGTTACAATGCCTGTTGTGCTACCACCGGTCCCGATTGCAGTTGATGTACCGCTCACAGCGGCATTGGTGGCATTCTTCTCAGCAAGCTCAATCTGATACATTAATTCAGCCAATGAACAGACCGCCTTTTTGATACGCTTCTGTGAGCGTTCATTTGTCGGCAGTCCATCCACCAGTCTGTCAAATGTCATTGTGTCCACAAAATCACTGGCTCTTTCTGCCAGTCGTGGAAAGTCGGCTTCTGGCACGACTGAACCGAAATATGAAGTTGTGTAAAATTCATAATCTGCATAAGCCATGCCAGTTACCTCTCAGATTCATCATTTTGCTGTTACGCTTGCACTTCCGGCATTCAGTGCTTTATATGTTCCATCACACTCAACCACTGTGATCTTCTGTCCAGTTGCTGCTGTGATATCTGCTTTTCCATCCCAAGTACTCCAGTTTCTGAGATTCTGTCCATATCCAACAGTCACCGCATCTGCTGCAACTTTGTATTTATACACATTACCAGTATTTTCCTTGGCCGGATTTACAGTGATTTTTGTATCACCAGTTGCTGTTCCTGCCGCAGATGTTACTGTCAGAGTGCCAAGTGTTGGTGTCTCATCAATGGTAATTACAGCGATTGCGTCAATGTACTCCGCAAAAAGAGTGAGTCCCATAACTGCGAACGCTTCAGACACTGCGGTGTGGTAGTTACCCTGTGTGTGGAATCCGATCAGGTTTGTCTCGCCAGATACGGTGTATACAAGACCTGCTCTTGCAAAGTCAGATTCATTCGGGTCTACATAGTACAGGACGATGTTCTCAACAGGAGTTGCAATAACCTGTCCTCTCGGAATCTCGCTGTCAGACAGTAAGAAGATTGTATTAAATCCCATAAAGTCCTTCATGTACTGGAATCCGAACTGGTTCTGAATAGTGATTTCAGCCGCTCCGAGGTATTCATACACATCCAGGATATTTACAAATCCAACAACGCCAGTCACATTTCTGTGCATCTGCTTGAATTTGTTCTCAACACGGCCTTTAGCCATTGCCAGAGCCATCTGGAACGTGGTTTCTGTAGAGGTAAGCGTACCGGTTTTCAGATAGTCATAGAATCTGCCGGTAACATCAGTCTGGAGCTGGAAAAGGAATTCGTCATCAGTCATCTGAACAGCGTTCTCATAACCGTGATCCTTGATTGCTTCGATAGATACAGCCTTTGCGTACTTTTCGATAGTCATTTCTGCATAGGTCTTTTCTTTTACAGTAAACTTGCTGTAAGGGATTTCCTCGCCCTCACCGACAAGTCCACTCTGTAAAGTGCCCTCTGCGTACTTGGACTTGAGTACAGCACCCGGCTGTTTTTTGATAGGTCTCATGATACCCAGAATATCACGCAAGTGTTCCCAGTTTCTTTCAAATCTGGTTACAAAGTCAATCTCGCGTGCTGTGACCTGGATATCATTAGTCATGATAAGATTTGTTTTTGCTGGCATAAAAAAATCCTTTCTACCCATAATTGTTAAGGTATTGGGTTAGCGGCTATACTCTGGCGTATAGTCGGTGTAAAAAAAATCACTGGAATAACTGGATATTCTGAGCAATTGCAGCCTGTCTCTCGGACGGGTCTTTGATTGCTTCAATATCTTTCTTCGTCATGCTTCCTGGTGTCTGCTGCTGTCCAACGTGAGTGGTAAATCTTGCCTGATTCTGCTGTGCCTGCTGCTGAGATTCATCTACAAAAGCGGATGCGTCAGACTGTTTCATCTGCTCAATCAGGTCGTTCAGTCCGAGGATTTTATCGTCTTTCAGCTTTAATCCTGCTTCTTTGATGTCTGCCATGACTGACTTCTTTGCTGCTTCGCTGGAAAACTTAACATCATCGAGTGCTGCTTTCAGAGCATCTGAGAAATCACGGTCATAGATTTTTGCATTGAATTCTTTCTCTGCATCCTCGGCTTTTTTCTTCCATCCAGCAAGCTCCGTCTGAATGTTCGCCGGGTCGATACCGTCAAAACCTTTTAAGGTTTCTTCTGCTGTTTCAGCACGTTCTTTCCAGTTGTCGCGCTCTCCCTCGACTTTTAACAGGGTTTTTGCTACTTCTTTAGCATTTTTGTAATGCTCAGAGAGTGCTTTCTTAACATCTGCCTGCTTGTCCTCCGGGATTTCAATTCCAAATGATTTTAATGTGTCAATAAGCTTCTGCATAATATCCTCCTGGTCGTGTTTATTGACCTGCCGCCGCAGGTAAGTGGATTAAGCCAGTTAGACCACTGGCAGGGTAATCGGAATGGCAGGAATCGAACCTGCGACGCTAGTTTATACGTTGCTCTACCACTGAGCTACATTCCATTAACCCGGATTCCCGGGTTAGCAAGGTGTTTTACGTGTCATGCCTGCCACGAGTTGTTTCAGGCGTCTGTCCGCCCATCTACCTTTTACAAGGAGGTGTGTACTGTCTATGCGAGCGAGCAAGTCATATAGACAGTAATGATACGTGCCGGAAATTGCATCCGCTTTTCAACCTCATGCGTCTTGTGTTAGCTAAACACTGCATTTTCTATTAAGGACACGCATCAAAGAAAGGAGGAATCAATGAAAAATGTCTATGTCAAGCATTCCTGCTTACGAATCTTTCTTATGAATACATTGTACCACAAACCTTTCAAAAAGTTGTGGTACATGTTTTGACTAATTAGAGCATATCCCGGAGTTTTTCCACGTATCTTTTAACAAGATCACGTTCTTCCCGGCACTCTGCGTCCTTGGACATATCGCTCATTTCTGTTGTGAGTTCGTCCAGATGTTCTTCCAGAGCGGCGAGCATCTTTCTTTTGCAGTCCTCAGATTTACCGGAACGATAGCTCTGTTTCTGTGTCATATAGTCGTCATAAGCATCTCGTCCGTCAGAGCGGCTGTAATGCCCTCTGACATAATGCTCACCACGTCTGGCGTAAGAGCTACCTCTGTCGTAATCTGGCATCATTCTACCGTCATTTGCGCTGTACCTCCCCATGCTGTCACGCTTTCTTCCACGTTCGCTGTAATCGTTATTGTATCCGCCACGCATCTCATCAAGGACAGTGTTATAGTACTCCACTTTTTTGTCCCAGTACTGTGTATTCTTGATATCTTTGTACATGTCAATTAGCTTATACGTCATATCCAGATTTCCGGTGGTCAGTCCATTATCAGCAATTTTGGAAAGCTCGTCTTCGATTCTTGCGCATAAATCCTTAATATCTCTCATAACTGCACCTCCTACGCTTCTCTGGTTACAACAATGTTTGCGTTTGCAACAGAAATTGCCTGATCGCTAGTGTTCTCTACCGCGATGTTAACGCAACATCCGCGAGGTACGTCAATATAAATGCCAGAGGACACATTGTTGTACTGGTCTACTGCCGCCGGCGTGGAAATCATCTGAGAAGAAAGAACCGGCTCACCAGAGATTGCAATAGCCAGAGAAATAGCCCCGACAGTACCGCCTGTTGGAATTTCGATATTACCAGAAAAATCCACGAAGAATCTCGCCTTGCACTGGTTAGTCAATCCTCTCAGAGTGATGATTCCACTTCCCTCTCTGTGCTGAATGCAGTTAGAACCCTTAACTGCTGTATTTGAAAATACTACGTTTCCATTTGCTGCTACAGTCTGAGCAGCTACATTTGTAAATTCTGCCATAATTTTTACTCCTTTCATATCACAAAAGGACAGGTCTCAGCCTGCCCCTCTGTGTAATACGGCAAAAGCCGACATTCGAATCAATCGAAAGATACTCTCGATATGAAGTTATTAGCAATTACATCCAGTATTGCATCCGCATCCGTAAAATGTGTTCGGGTTAGGAACCTGATATGCCGGAATCGGCGCCGGATTGATTGCATTAATGAGCTGCTGTGTCTGTGAAGCCATTGCAGTTGTGAGAAGTGCACTCTGGCGGTCCTGAGAAGCGGCACGTCTGAGGTCATTATTTTCAGCCTGAAGAGAAGAAATCTTTTCATTGCAAAGATAATCAAGAATCGCTCTTGTTCCGGCGTTCTGGCTGTCGATAATGTCTCTTGTATTGCTGTTCATGGTGTTCTGGATTGCACAGGTGTTCTGCGCCATGTTGTAGTTCACACCCTGGATAGCTTCCCTGGTTTCACAACAACAGTTCGCAAGCTGTGCCTGTAAAGCATTGGTGTTCTGCATATTTGCTACAGTATCAGCATTAATTGCCTGCTGGATGCCAAAGCCGGTCTGCATGATGTTGGTGTTGATTCCATTGAATCCAGTAAGCATACCGTTATTCATGGCATAAAAGCCATCGCACAGGCCGCTATTGATTCCGTCAAGCTTGCTGATTACTGCGGAGTTATCGAATCCTCTCTGAATATCTGCCTGAGTAGCTGCTGTGGCTGCATATCCGCCGCCGTTGCCATTGTTACCCCATCCGTTGTTTCCCCATCCGCAGAATACGAACAAGAAAAGCACGATAAGCCACCATGCACCATCTCCGCCAAACATTCCATCATTTCTGTTGTTCCCGGTCAAAAGAGCAACGTCTGATGCTGTTAAATTTCCATCCATAATATAATCTCCTTTATTGTGTATTTACATCAATCTGGCCAGATTGTAATGTACTATTTCATATTCTTCAGCAGATTTTGAAACTGCCCTGCCATCTGTTGAACCTGATTAAGTTGCTGTTGGGAAATCCGTCCAGACTGTAACATCTTCTGGACTTCTTCTTTCGGGTCTCCCTTAAAATTCTGCTTAAACTGCATAAACTGCTGTATCATCTGCATTGGTCCGTTTCCCTGCGGCATCCCACCACCGAGGGCATTAAATAATGGATTACTCATCTGCGTTTCCTCCCTTGACTGCTGATTCCTGCACGGTATTAGCCCTAACAGGTTCAGAAAAAGAATTTAATCGGTTTATGATAGCTTCGTATTTGCCCTTTAAATCGTCATATTCCTGTCTGGTGACATATTTACTGTCCATGTTCGGAACAGGCTGTTTAGGTGGCATCTGAGTGCCTACCTCATGATACTCAAACGTCCGTAATGGTTGCGGCATACCAGAAACGTCTGTGGATTTTATAAAGAATTTTTCACTTTCTGAGTCCATCAGCAAAACACTTGTCCCGGGTGCTACCAGATAGGATTTTGCACCGACTTCGCCAGATACCCACAGGATTCCATTATTATTCTGCTGGGGCTGTTGCACTGGCTGAGTTGGCATCTGGACAGGCTGTTGCTGGAACTGATTCATTTGTCCCGGAACGCCAAAACTATATTGATAAGGATTGTTATATAATGCCATCTTATACACCGCCTTTCTGATTATATTTTTGCATAGATGTATCAATCTAAAAAGTTCAAGAAAGTGTCAAAAAAGTATTGACTTATCACCCAATGAGTGATATTATAATATCAGAAAGAGGAAAGATATAAAATTAAGGAGGAACAAAAATATGTATAAGGATTATCGTTATATTAACGCCGGACAGAATGAGATTTACAGATATGGCCATAAGGCTGTAGAAAAAGTTCAAGCTTGTCTAACGCCTAACGACCAGGGATGGTTGAATATTCCTGTTGATGGTGGCAAATATTGGACTATTGGAACCAGTGAAGGGAAATATGGAGAATTTGCCAAAGTAAAAGATACGATTTTTTCCGTAAACAGTGCGGGCTACATGTACGCAAAAGTGGACAGCCCAAAAGGTGAAAAATTTGTGGAAGCAATCAAATTTATGATTGCTGAAATGAATCGAATAAACCAGGAAAGGTTGGACGCGTTAAAAGATGGTGAAGAGGAGGAAGAAGAAGAATGAAGTTCAAAGAAATTCGTTCATTTTCCGGATTAAGCCAACAGGCTTTTTCCGATAAATACAAAATTCCTAAAAGAACAATTGAAAACTGGGAGGGTGGTAAACGCAATCCTCCGGAATATGTGATAAAACTACTTGAAAGGATTGTAAAAGAAGATTTTTGTTAAAAAAACGGGAGAAGAAGAGCGGAGGATAAGGCAAATGAAATATAATGTGATTAGCAAGGAGACAAAAATAAACCCTGTAACAGGTCAGGAAATCCCGGTGGAAATTTTTACTGGGCCATATGCAATAGTTGGACATGATATAGAAAAATTCTATGTCGTGCATTCCAACAACGGGAACTATTGCCCGGAAGATGTGGATGGATGCACCGATATAGTGCCCCAGATAACAGGGTTTGAAAAATCCCTGTATAAAGTAACAGAATATTAAAAAATAAGCCCCTGGGAGATAATCCCGGGGACTTTTATTGTCGTCTTAACACACTTTAATTATTTTATTATTCACCCGGCGGCTTAATCGTTTCGCCGTGGATATACTCACATTCATCTGTTCAGCGCAGTATTCGAGCGTATATTCCTTGCATCTCAGCCGGAACAGTCTTTCCTCATCCGGTGTAAAATTACACTCTAACAAGAACCTGTCTATATCTTTCTTAGTGAACACATATAATTTCATGAGCATACCCCTTATTAATGCAATTAACGCTGATTCTGTGCAAGATACTCCGTGAGCTTCTGCTTTGTTTTTTTTAACTCCTCGACATTATTCCCACTGATCTGACTGTCCAACATGGTCGATAGGACTTCAAGAATCAATGAATCACGTTCTACAATCCTCTGAAGGCTCTCGTAATCTCGCTTGTCATGCTCTTCCAGTGTCTCTACTCGCTTATTAAGTCGAAACGCCGGAGTAATCCACTTAAAGATTACGGCTGCTGCCCCTCCGACAATGGACACCCCTCCGCAGATAGAGAGGAAAATCTGTACAAATTCTGATATGCTCATTTAGCTACTCCTTTTCCCAGTAATATACCGGGATCTCATTACCGCTATCCCATGTATCAAAATATTTGCCATCTTGTGCCGTCACTACATGGCCATCTATGCAGAGTATATACGTGCCGGTCGGATGGTCTGTGCAAAAGTCATTGACTGTATAGATATATCGCTCTGATTGTTCAATCAGTTTGCGCCTGTACCCATGTTTATAGAGGTACGCTCCCCAGACATAATTTGCACTTGGCATATCTGATAGAGAACACGCTTGTACCATTAGCCCAGCGAATACCGTTTCCCAGTCGAAACCGGTTGCTTTGCATATTGCCCGGACAACGCAATCTCCTGTTCTCTTACCCCTAACAGGATTAGGATTGAAATATTCCCATCTATCATCCATCAGTCAATCCCCTTTGCTGTTTTATATCTCTTTGCCGCTCCTCTGGCTTTTGCGGCGTTCTGGCGGTTCCACTTCGCTATCATAAGGCGGTCTTGTAGTTCTCTCAGGTCGTTCTGTTTGCAGTAATCTTTATATGCAGCGTTCTGTTTCTGTAAGAGATAAGACTTCCGGTCAAGGTCTTGCTGTAATGCGAATTTTGCCTGTTCGTCCTTGCAGTTATCAACCGCCGCTTGCAGTCCAAGGACTTCTCGCTTCGTATTTCGGATTCTCCGCTCATAAGTACGTTGTTTCTGTTCTTTTTCGTACTGCTTTCCTTTGTCAGCTTTGTCCTGTGCTGATAATTCTGCATAGGGGTTGAATTCTCCATCACTGGCTCCAAAACTATGCCGACAGTTGACCCCTGATAGTCCACTTGCTGTTCCATATCCAGTCAACGAGAACGGTGGAAATTTCTTGCTCTTGCCAGAACGAGAGTATATCTTGCCTTGCCACCATGAGTGATTTCCGGGATTCTGTCCGCCATCACCCGTCCTCGCTCCTATGTGAGCACTGACCAGAACCAAATCCCAGTCCATTTCTTCCATGCGCTTTAATGATATATCACCTGTGGCCTGTGCCACACCAGTTCTGACAGAACGTGCAATTGCTGTTTCGATTGTGTCTTTTCTGCCAGATGGATATGTGACGGTAACACCATCTGATACAACGTTATTAACCGCCTCTTTAATGGCTTGCGTATACCCAACCGCCCCAGTCATCACATGATTATATGCAAGGTCGCATTGTTCGATATAGAGCCTCTGAGCGGCACTTGCGGTCGTTCGTGTGAAGTTCTTCCAATCTCCTAAACAATGATTCATATTCCGCTCCATGAGCCTTATCATGGCCGGGGACTGTTCGAGCGGTACGGGGCTTAATCCCGCCGCCTTGTATACCTTGTCATCATAGTCCATTGCAGTGATTCCGGCATCTTCAAACGCTTCGAGAAGCTCCTGCTGTTCACGCTTGGTATATCTGGATAGTTCTGCCAGAATGTCCTCTAGCAGTTCGCCGGATTCCTGTAGTGTTCTGATTCTCCACGCATCGGCATTGGTCAGAATATAATCCTCACCTCTGCCAATCCTTGCCATCATTCTCGACACGATCTCAGAGATGATATACTGATGCAGTTCTTCAGCAATCTGCTCGCTGCTCTCTGTAATTCTTCGTAAATATTCTGGGTTAAGTATAGTATATCACCTCTTTCGATAAAAATCATGGTTCATGTTTTGGTTTTTTACTGGTTAACTAAAGCCCTCTTTAGTTAATTATCTAACATCTCTAATCAACGGATAGAGAACTTCTGCGTAATGCTTTAATGCTTCACCTGTAGTATCCGATGATGGGTGAATCCCATCGGTCAGCCACAAATCTTTCATTGTTTTTGTTATTCCGTTGATAGTTATTTTTGCAGACGTACTAAACCCCATTTTATTGAAAATTTCAATAAACGGAATATTCCAATAATCCGCAACGTATCGTTGCGCTTCAACGAGGTTCTTAAATATTCCTTCATCGTTATAATGCGAAACGATACAGATAGATGCCCGAAAATTGTCTGTTTTGATTTTATTGATGATGTAGTTCATCGCTCCAATGAAGTGTGTTCTATCAAACGGATTGGGCGGCACTTCAATAAGGTCTGAATAATCTACCCCATTTTTGTTTCCTGCATCATTATAACCATGGTCTATGACATATAAATCACATTGACCAACTGAACCGCCGCTTAAGTATTTTGAAAGCTTAACTTCATATGAACGGTCATAAATTCGTTCTTGCTCTTCCCCTCTTGATATAATAGAGTCAATAGTCTCAACTCCTATTGAAAACTTGTTTTTCCATGTTGACCAATTAGAAATGATTTCTTTCTTTTCATCAACTGTTCCACTCAATGAAAATAGACAACATGTCGCAGGGCATCCAGAATATCCGTTGATATCGTCATTTGTAATCGCATCATGCATACCTATTCGAACAGCAGAAGAACCAACAGACTCATTATAAACAGTAGCGCCAAGCATTTCTCCAATTCTAACTGGATAAGAGCCATTTCCACCGCTTTCTCCTGCATTTACAACTCCGGCAGGGATTGATGTTCCAAACCATACAATTTTTTTGTCGGTCCAATATGAATCATTTTTTGTTTTTGATTCAAGTTTATTATTGATGTATTCTTCGACTGACAAATTAGTTTTTAGCAAATACTGCAAATAGCCAACTTCCGTTTGACAGTTTACAACTATTTTTGTACAACCAACTGGAACACTACCAATGACATAATTTTCATAGAATTTGCCAGTGTCGTGTCCGTATGTTTCTAGCACTTCACTGCTATCATTTAAGAATAACAAGAATGGCAGATTTTTCCACAAACATGAGCCACTAACACAAACACTACCCTTATCGTAATGACTATCAATAGATATTTCTATATGCTTATTCGTACTGTCTTGACTATTTACTAAAACACCATCACCACGAATAACACCGTCTAATATATTTATATTTTGTTTTTTCAATATTGACGGATAATCGCATTTGTTTTCTTTTAACAATATTGTGTCTGTTGTTAGTTCGCTTACACTTTTTTCAAGGTTATCAATTCTCTTATAGTTATATAATTTAGTTATTATCACTGTATCAGCAAATTGCGATATACTACCAATTTCACTATTATCAAGTAAAGACACGACAATGCGTATATCACAGTTTTTAATTATGTTGATTGTCCATGTAGTTGATGTAGCAGTTAATGCACCGTATCCGTCAGCGCAAAACGCAGAAAATGAAGTATAGTATTTTTTCCAGATACCATCTTCATAAGTGTGTGGAACAACTCTAACTTTTGATATATTGACTGTTAAAATGTCTCCACGGCTTAAATTTATGATATTAGCAGTTCTATAATTAATATTGTTCATACCCAAAATACCATTATCGCCACTAATATATCCTTTTTCGTATGACATTTTAACAACGTATGTTTTTTCAGAAAGTCCACCGACATTAGTTACTAAATCTTCCTTTAGTGAAGCAACGTCCGTCTTGTTCTGCTCGATCTGCCGTGCCTGTTCTGTGGTGGCTCCGGGCTTGACCGGATTCTTTTCAAAGTACTCATTTACTGCGGCTTTGATTTCTTCCGGCGAGATTTCACCGCCTATTCCTTTTAAGCACAATTCGTATAAATACTTCTCTTTTCTCGTGATTGGCTTCGGGAGTTCGCCCGTGTAATCACCTGTCAAGTACGCAAGATATTTTTCTTCCCTTGTAACTGGTTTATCTGCCATCTTTTTACTCCTCTCCGAATAATGTTGGTTCGTCTGGCTGAGCTTCTTTGACCATTGCTACTGCTTCTTCTTTCGTCATTCCTTCAAACTTTACGAAATACAGCCATGCCGGAACCTTGCCAGTGGTCACATACTGCCACCATCTTGCACGGTCGTTTTCTCTGACATAGAGAATGTCTCCGAAATCATAGTTGATCTCGTATGCTCCAACAGGTGCAAGCCCGTACAGGTCAGCGTAAACGTTCAATGCGTAGATTACTTCATCCAGACAGGATTCCAGTTTGTCCCGAACGTCTTTGATAAACTGTACTGTCCTCTGCTGTTCTGCTTCTACGCCTGTAGCTGTCTGAATGCCGCTAGATTCGTTGAATACGAAGTAGCCGTTAGAGAATCCAATCTTATATCCTAACTGGCTTAAAATGGCATTTATACCGCTTATACGGGTATCAGTGTTAAGTATCGGATTTATTTCCTGATAGAAAGACCCTGCATCATCTCCAAAAACATTCTTCACATAATCTGGAAGCCCAAATTCTTTTGATCTAAGCTTCATGGCTTGTGGTGTCATAGAGGATACAGGTGATCCGCTTGGAAGGAGTAACCTTTCATCTGCCAGGACAATTCTCTTGGAATCAAGGATTTCTTTTGCATTACGGCTGTATGCGATATCGAGGTCTTTTAACTCTTCAATGGCTTCGGCAAATATCGGAAGTCCAAGTGGTGTGCTAATATCCACGTTATTTGCCTGTGGCGTTCGCAGTACTCCATACAGAGGTCCATCCAGCTTCTCATCATTCGCTTTGAGAATCGGTGGTGTATCTTCCATGAGGTCAGCCCATTTGGTCTGTTTAAGGTCAATCTTATCTCCGATACTCTGAGGGGATTTTGACACATAGGCTCTGTTGGAGACATAGTACGGATAGGTTGTCACGCCGTCCACGGTAGTCTCAACAAACCTATGATATTCAAGCCTTGTATAGTATTTCCGCCCAACGGTATAAGAATCCTTAAAAATAATCCCTTTAATCTCCTGATTGTCATAATCTACAATCATCACATCTGCCGGAGTAAATACGTCAAGGCTCTCCCCGTTTGGCTTAATAAAAACTGTTCCGTAAGCGCAGCCGTATTCTACCCAGTGCCGAATCTGGAAATATACCTTGTCAATCTGCTCCTGTAGCCATGTAGCCCTTGCGGAGCCGTCAATCTGAATGCCGATCGCCAGTGTTGCGAGTCTGGCAGTCTCTGAGCAGACAGATTTCGCAAAGTTAATCGTCTTGATATTATTCTTATCATCTAGCCATTCTGGTACGCCCCTGTATATGTTCGCACACCGGTTAATCAGCGATTCCATCTCCGGAAATTCTGCTGCCTGGATTTTAAAGTCCTCTTCGGCTTGTTTTTTGAAAATCATGTTAAACCACCTTTTTAGTGTTGTTATAAGTCCCATTATGCACTGTAACCTCTCCTGTTAAATAACGGCTCATAAGCATACCTAAGTGCCGAGATTGCGTGATCGTTTCCATCAGGATAACCGCTTATTACATTTCCCTCTTTGTCCCGATCATACTCATACTCTGTAATTTCTTTGTATGCATTCGGTGTCCGCTTCGGGTCAATGACTATAGTCTTTGTTTGCAAGAATTTAAAACCATACTCGATACTTCCTGGTCCTTTGATTGCTCCTCTGGCAGGAAGTCCGGCATCCCGGAAGTCATTCACGGACTTAGGTTCCGCAGAATCACATATCATCGTGTAATCGTCATAGCCTTTTTTCTTAATCCAATCAGCAGTCTTGGAGTTACTCCATTTATTTACATACAATTCGTCAATAAGATATATTTTCTCTCTGGCAGAATCATAATAAGTTCGGAGATAGCAGAAGGCATCCGGGTACCATCCATAATCTACACCAGCGAAAATGCGATCCATGTGGCTGATCTCTTCGTCTGTGATATCTCTAATCTCCAGATATTCAAATACATTTCCGCCGTCACCATTCGGAACACCCAGGTATTCATGCTCATAGGCTTCTGGATTGATTTCTTTCAGATGTGCTGCATCGTCAATAAACTTCTGTCCGAGCCACTCCGCCGGGGCTTCCAGATAACTCGAATGATGAATAACTCTTTTCGGGTTAGGCGTGAGCTTAATCCTGTTTACCCAGTTTGATTTTGACTTTGGTGGGTTGTATGATGAAAAATCATAGGACTCATCACCACCACGAAGCACCGACTGATTAACAGAACGTTCCTGAGCATCTCCCTTCATTTGATCTTTTTCTTCTTTCCAGAGGATTCCGATATATCCAAACTCCGGCTTAATAGATTTCAGCTTGGTTTCATCGTCCAGACCACGGAAGTATATTGTCTGTCCTGTTTTAATATACTTGATCTCAAGTGGTGACACCTTGCATTCAAATTCTTCCATCAATCCCAGTTCGTTGATGGCCCATTTCATGTTAGCATATACAGAATCTTTCAGAGTACCGGCCACCTGTCTTGTAATGCAGGCGTGTATCTGAGGATTATTCTTGATAAGCTCAATAATCTTAAAAGCTACGAATGAAGATTTCAGACCGCCTCGACCGCCCTCGAATACATATTCAATGTTGGGCTTAATCTGTCGGTTAATATCCACGAATGCCTTGCCAAGTACTCTGGCAGGAAGTTCATATTTTTCATCATCATCTTTTGAAACTGCTGTTAGCTGCTCCCATTTTTCGATAGCCTGTATATTTCCATCTGCCGCTTTTTTATACAGAGAAGTTGCTACGACCGCCATGTTATTCGCGTCTTCGTCAGCAATCCCCATTTTTGCAAGTTTCTTTTTTGCAGTACTTGATGCAGGACTTTCGGCTATAATTTTTACATAATCAGAAAGGGCTTTTTTTTGTCGCCTAGAATATCCAGATGCAATACCGCCTTTTTGTCCGTTTCTCACGGCTTCCTCACGGCTTTGATTGCTTGTAAATGGTTTTAAATTTTCCTCGTTTGCCATCCTATCAACATCCAATCATATCCTTTCTGAATTAAGCTATAAAATCCCATAGTAATACTTCTGAGTATATTCTATCACGGGTCAGCAGAAAAGTTGTGGTACATGTTTGAGGAATTTTGTGCTAAAAAAAGAGCCGGTAAATACCGACTCTCTAATTTTATTCATTGCTTTGTAATTTTCTTATTGTCTCGCCCTGATCTCCCGGACACCCCATGAAGCACTCCAGTTATGTCAATCTGTGTTACTGTTAATTCGATGATAGGATTTTTAGCTCCCTTATTAATTCTAAATGCTGTGTTTCCAACCTTACACGGCAACCTCACAAGCAAGCCCTGTTCTTCCAAATCCTCATAATCACAGAGTTTTCGCGCCGCTGAAATATAATCGTGATGTTTAACCCAGACATCTGATTCTCCGTCTGGTGTAATATCATATCTTTCTGTTAATCTCTCCATCTACTTCACCTCTTCCGTCTGACTTTCTACAGTATCTGCAAGTAACTTCAAGGACTCAATAAACTGATCTGCCAATGCTGTTCTGTCTGGGCTTTTAGCAAATGTTCTGACAAGTTTTACTGCATGCTTGATTTTTTCTTCATATTCGATAATTTCGGATGCTTCAAGCACTCCTTTATCACTCCAATAAGCAACTGTTCCATTATCCTTAAAAATCAAAATATTTGGCAGTTTGATATCCCTAGATGACAAACTGACTTTATCAGACCATTTATCAAAACCTTGTAACCTTGCAATGTTAAGAATATTTTCATATTCTTCCTGCGTTTTTACGAATACGCTTTTCCCTGTTAAATCAATCATCAGAATCCCCTCCTCCCGTAATCTCATCAATACAATTATTCCAGCCGATCTTATAGCTCGGTGGCCTGTCTCCCGCTTTGAAATACTCGCAGTTATAAAGCCCAGTTGCTTTCATTTTCTCCGGCAATGGCTTCAATGGACACCAATCAGGCTTAATGCTTGTATCCTTAATATCTTTCAGCTTTCCTCTACAATACTGTAAATTAAGTGTGAACCCTCGCAAATAGCATGAGCGGCAATTTTCTGGTGTATCAATCACTAATACTGATTTACTCATCTGATTCCTCCTGTAATAATTCTGGTTGGTCGAAAATGTTTCCAACCACTTCAAAATGTTCCGTGTCAAACTCATCAATATATTCTCTGTCTATGCTGCTAGTTTCGTGCGCTACCCATCCAGCAATGCCCCATTCAATAGTTTCATATGTCGCGTCTTCTGGGTAGAATTCGTCCAAATGAGACATCAAAATGTCGTTCTCCCATATCTTATTTCCGTTCTTGTCGCAAAGTCCCGTGAACTGGCAGAGGGTTTCTGGGTCAACTTCAAACCACCTAATTACAGGAGTACAAAAACCTTTAAACGCATCAATACCAATAGATATACCGATGCCAATGAATGTCTTGCCCTTGTATTCCGCATAGCATCCCTCAACCCATTCGCCACTGCCATCCCGCTTTGCCTTGAAAAGAATTTCTCTCATTCAACCCCACCCTCCTTTACGATCTCGATTGCATCTTTCAGTATTATGATTTCATATGCTTTAGACCACCCTACTGGTCTTGCCAGCGCGCTTCTTTTTTCCAACTGTTTCACAACTTTATCCACATTAAAAACTGTCGGCTGTTCATTGACGCAATTAATAAACTCTTTCTGGTCAGAACTAATACTCGTGCCAATTTCCCAAATTTTGATGTATTTGATTAATTCGTCTGCATCAATTAACCGCATTTTTTTATTCCTCCTTTTCAATCATTCATCATGAAATTAGTAAGGCACAATACGCACGCTATAATATTAATCGCCAGAATACCCCAGTTCTGATTTATTATATCCGCAGGAATACACACAGCGTTCGCAACGCCTAAAGCTAATGAAAAATATTTACTCATTTATTCATCCTCCCACACTCCCAACAATCGCATTCTCTCATACAGTACAGCGACGGTCTTGCGCCTGTATCCATAAAAGTCCTTCGGGTTCATCGGGATATATCTTTCTTTGCTGATTTTCCTGTAACTTTTCCGGTGTAGGATATTCTCAATAACCATATCCGCTATCACCGTGTTCTTCGGGCAAGCTGATAAGGCGGCACCGGAAAGCAGGTATCCGTACTCTGCCGGGAAGTCTTTCAGCATCGTATTCAGTTTTTCAATATCCTCTGTTGGAATACCATAATCTTTCAGCTTTTTATTCCTTGTCAGCATACCGTTCTCCTTTCTATCCTGTATAATCCTCAAACTTTTTTACACTTTCAAACGTAGCTCTCATATTTACCCATCGTTGTAATCTTCTGACGGAATCGGCAGGTTTTGTGTTTTGCTTATCAAAAATCATCACGTAGGGCCAATACCCTAAATCCCGAAGTGTGTATACTCTTTCCAAATCCTGTTCAAATGTGGTATTAAAATTTGTCAGCACATATACAGACATTTTTCTGCGATCCCACCCAGTTATTTTCTTAAACATTTGAAATTTCGGGATAATTGTGTCTTTGTCTTCATATCTGTCCCATGCAAAATGAATCTGTTTTATTTTCATTTGATTAATGTAATTTGCCTTTTCTTCGGTCATAATCCGAATATCGCAGCCTTGTGAAAAATCTATATATGCTTTACTGTCTATTAACTGTTCAGATAGACTTTTCCATTCTGTACAAGCAAACATGTTCGGATCAAGCAAGACTATATTCTTTTGACCATTCCAAAATTCTAATAAATCTGCTACTTTACAGCTTTTCTTTCCTTCTTTATCTTTTACGATACAGAAATCGCACCCTCTTGGGCATCCTCTTGTAAGGAAGCCATAAGCAGTATTTCTGCATAACTCTGGATAAAGACTATAATCAGGATAAATATGTTCAATTTCATCCGGTAATGATTCCCCACCAGACGGATACTCATATCCCGTGCCACCTTTTATGATTTTTGTTGCACATACAGGATGCGGATAATCCGGTGTAAACGTAAATACCTTACTCATATACACCTTATCTGGTGGATTTATCCATGCTGTTAATGGGTCGTACCATTCTACGGAATCACCTTTTTCCTTATGCCATGCCGATATTTTCATCAATGGCAGATTTGGAAAATTATGTCCATCAACATCTATAAGTTGTATTCTCATAGCTTCCTTTCTAATCGTCTGGGTGGTGTTTGTCGTACATGATCGCTATACATACAAGTCCAACCACTCCGAATATAGTTCCAAGGGCGAATCCTAATAAGAATGTAATCATACAACCACCTCACTGTCCGCTGGCATCTGATAAACAATATGCCCATTTACATAGGCTTCCTGAATCATATCCAGTACTTTCATGGCTTTTTCTTTTGATGAATAATGCCCGATAACATAATCATCGCATGAATATGAGCAGAACATCTTCGTTACCCCTCCAATATCCACCATGGTGTTGACTACGATTGAATTGTTGAAATTGATTAATGTTTCTTTATCCTGACTTCTGATTAACATTTCGCGTCCTCCTTGCCCGCATACATTTTCAACTGCTTCATCTTTTTAATAAACAGTTTCATTTCATATCCTGTAAGACCAACACAAGTATTTCCAATCCCTTTATCATCTCCTAAATCTGGATCATATGACTGCAAAATATGTCCACCAGATTTTTTGTGTCCAATGAAGACTTTTTGTGTAAAATTATATTCCTTATCTTTTCTTTTATACACACACCCATACTTGTCTTCTTCTTCTTTTACAAATCCAATTTCCGCTAATTTCTCATCTACTGTTTTAAATAATTTCATTTCGTGCCCTCCTTGTTTACTCTTTTATTCCATATTTCAACAGCTTCCTTCCAATCCCATGTGTCTGTGCAAAATGTTAATCCGCATTCACAGTGAATGGCTATTGGATCCCCCCCCCACTGTCAGGATCGTAAAAAGACGGTGCCCAGTCTCTTTCTGGAATGTATACATTTTTGTCCGTATCTATCTCTTTTCCGCAAAACGGACACGGTTTTAATTTATCCATTTCTCCTCCTTATTTTCTCATACAATTCAAAATATTCTTCCCATGTTTCTGGCAGTTTGATACAATCTGGCTCATAAGGTTGGATATACAGTATATCCACACCTCGTACATTTGATTTGTGGCGGGAAATCTCTACTCCATTCCATGTTTCCACCACATTTTCTGCAACGGATGTATCTCTCTACTTTCTTTGGTTTTGGTTTAAAAAAAAAGTGTAATTATTATTTTTCATTCCCATCCTCACTTTCAATATTTTTTCAAAATCTCTGCAACCGCATTAATGTGCTCTGACAGTGCATCTAAATCTTCGTCTTTAATTGCTCCCAGCCCGCGGCTCGACTTAAAATCTTCAATGGCATATACACCATCTCTGATTTTCTTAAATTTCTTTGCCATTTCTCTTTCTTTTATGGCTTCAGAATCATATTTGTAAAATGTCTCATGTTTATCGTGTTCTCCAATGTCGGTTTCAATTTTGGTTCGTTTAGGAGTCATGCGAATGATCTTTACCGGATACACCATGACGTGTCTAAAACTTGTTCCCCATCCACACCGTACTTCCCTTGCAACTCCAACTACATCTCCGACTTTTAAATCATCTTTATTTATCGGGTTTAATTTTACTATTACCATCCTCTTGCCATCCTCACTTTCCCCATGCAAACAACTGACACGCTATTGTGCAGTTGGTACATGATTTTAAACTCCCATCTTCTTAACCAGATTCTTATTCATCTCGTCAAATCTTACATCTGTGTTCTTTTCAATGTCCTGCATCATGCTTAGGACGCTCATTTCGCCCCTATTTGCCATTTTGACGTATTCGTTGGCAGTTTGCATGACTGCGAGCAAACGTTTCGTAGAAAAGCCATATAAACGCCTCAGAGCCATCATGGTCGTAACGACATTAATCGTATCAGCCCAATCTTCTCCATCATTAAATCCATTCTCATAGGCTTCTCTCTCCATGCTTTTGATCTGGCTATGGCAGTTAATCATTGCCCGTCCGAACGCTTGAGCCGCCTGATTGGGCTGAGCTAGAGGAAATCTCTGCTTTCGTGGCTTTGCTTTAAGTTTACTGCTCACGCTTCACGCACCTCCTAATCTGCCCTGTAACGGCCTCAAACTGCTTAAGCAATGAGCCATCATCATTCCGGTTCAAAGTCCGATCATAAGCCGGAGAGACGTCCCACAAGTCATTTACGAGGACGCCGTGCGCCACGCTGTTGAGCAGTGCACTCCGATGCGCTCCTGTGATGCTTATGATCTCGTCAAGAGTGAACTCTCCGACATATTCAGTACCTTTGAACAGCTCATATAGTTTCATGCTTCTTCCTCCTTGTCACGAATTCATATCCTGTCAATCGGAATGCTCTCGGTGTCTTCGGGTGATCTGTTTCGATCAGGCCATCTGTTCGCAGCATGTCCATGTGGCGAAGCACCGTGACATTTGACACACCGACGCCATCAGCAATCTCTTTGTAAGACGGCGCGTACCGATGTTCTTTGATATACCGGCAGATGTACAGATATATGTCTTTGTGAATCTGCTGACCTTCTTTATACTTCTGTTTGTACATTCTTCTCACGCTCCTCTTTCATCTTCTGCGCTCTTTTAAACATTTTTTCGAGATAGTCCGCATAAGCCAATAACATATGATCTACAAACCCGTTTTTTCGATATTTTTCTGACATGATATGAATCTGTTCTGTCACCTGCTGCCAGTATTCATCATTTTCTTCGATTCCGGCAGTCTGAAGAACCAGTGCCGGGAAGTCAATCTGCAAGAACTTAATAGTGTTTGGTATCTGCTCGTGCGTCACTCTCATGTTTATACACCTTCTTCTACCTCAAAACTCTGTTCAAGAAGTCGCTCATTATCCTTGCTAAACGCCTTAATATAGCTTTGTTTTATCGGTCTGATAAAATGTATACCATTAGCGGATTTTGCCCGGGAAACAGCCACATAGAACTGCCCAGGATCCCAACAGCAAGGATCGATGTTGATTTTCTCGAATGTCTGTCCCTGTGATTTATGAATACTGATCGCCCAGGCAAGTTTCACTGGGAACTGAGAGAAAGAACCTACTTTTTTGCGGACAATCTTCTCTTTTACGATCTTCTGACCGTCTTTCTCCTGCTCAGATTCCTCGATAACCTGTTTCTCAATGTCTTTACTGTATCTGTACAGATTAACTGTTTTGCCTTTATCGGTCTTGATAACCAGATAGGATTCCTCAAACTCTCCGTTGTCCACAATTTTCTGGATAATGCCGATTGTTCCGTTTACATAATTCCCGGACAGATCATTAACTGTAATCATCACTTTTGCACCAACATTAAGAATTAAGTCCTCTCTGGCAAATGCGATATTCTTGATATCGGCAGATGTTAACTCACCGTCAACTGCTGCATGAAACACTTTTTCCGTCTTTTTATTCAACTTGCCAAGAAAGGTATTGTTAATTCTGTCAGCTTCTGCATTAGTGCCAACCAAGAACGGTGCTTCCGGTATAACCTTGTCTGATTCGTTATTCTCCAGATATGCTATTGATTTACGGATATTATTGCCGTATTTAATATCGTTCAGCACATATTTGAATCCCTCGTCATTCTGTCTGCATACTTCATCAAGCTTGATATACTCAAACGCCATATCTTTCCAATATTCAGACATGAAAGCATATCCGTGTTCGTACTTTCCGCCCTTTCCATAATCAGATCCATACATCCGGCAGAGAATTTTACGGTCATCTGTCGTGACAACTGGCGGAAGCTGGTAGAAATCACCAATTACGATCAGTTGAACGTCTTCTTTGTCCTCTCCGATCAGAAGTCTGTCAACTGCTCTCTCTTCATTCTCCGTGATGATCGTCTTTGCAATCATATTGAACAAATCGAACCGGCACATGCTGATTTCATCAATGATAAGAACATCTGCTTCTTTCAGAAGTTCAGCTCTGGATTTCACCTTTTTCTTATAGTCCTCAAATTTAATTGAAATATTCAATGCCCGGTGTACGGTAGTTGCCCCATATCCGATATTATCCGCAGCTATTCCGGTAGTAGCAGATACCAGAACACTTTTACCAGCTTTTTCTGCCTCATCGATGAACGTTTGGATAACTGTTGTCTTGCCGGTTCCTGCATCACCTGTCAGAAAAACATTACTGCCAGACAGCATTGTGTCTAATGCATATCTTTGCTTTTTATTGAGATCATCTTTTTTCATTTTGTAACCACTCCTTGTAAAAATTATGTCAACTAAATATTTTTGTAATATTCAATTAATTTTGCTATAATAAATCTAATTGTATATACTTTTTAATTTTGTAACCAACGTGTAACCGACTTTTTCGACCTATTGGTTACGCCAAAACCCCTTATTTTATGCGGGTTTCAGAGATATGTAACCGTGTAACCAATGTAACCAAGGTTTTCATATAGGAGAATCACTAGAGTATATGTTTTTTATACACTCTCAAACTTTCTCCTATAGGACGTTTTTTTTCGTGTTACAACGGTTACATGGTTACAAATTATGAAAATGGAACATTCGTTCCTTCGCTGGCGGGTGCGAAATCAGCTTCAACTGATCCATTTTCTTGCTCGCTCTCAAGGTCCTTTATGTTAATGACTTTTACTGCGATAAGCCTCATCACGCTTCCTCCGTCCCTTTTTAGCACCGTATCTCTCTTTCCTGTATGCTTAATCAATTCTCGATTAATTGCCCAGGCAGAAAAGGCTTTTCTGGAGAATCCATTATTTTTCAAAAGGTTTTCAAGAGGTTTCGGATAAAAATATACATATACATCTCCATACTCATCTGGCGTTTCCTTGAATCCCCATTGATCGCAACTGAATTGAGCATCAAAGTGCTGCCCGTACACGGAAAGACTTTCAAGAATGAATTCATAACACCTCTGTCCCTCAGATACGTCTTTTTTACGTGTAGGTATGTCCACAACGTCCTCGACCGTCAGCTCACGTCCATCCTTAAATATGAAATCTGTAGCTAATTTGTCAGCCAGCAGAAGCGTAGATATTGCCATGATTTGCTTTGCCGGAAAATCAAAACCATCAAACCCTTTTTCAATCTCAGATTTCATTTCTTTTAACTGATCCGGCGTGAACTGCTTGAGATTTCCAACAAACACTCTTCCGGCAAAACCATAGTTCTTCACGACAATGCCGTTAATCTCTGCTGGATTCTCGTAAATATCCTCGCAGCACTCAATTTCAATAATTCTGTTGATTGCTCCGCCGGAATCTGCAAATTCCGAAATAGGGTTCTCACCATTGCAAATGGTCACATTGCTCCATATATTCTCCTTAGCTGCTCCGAGGTCCTTATTTGAACGTGCTTTTCCCTTACCAGAACAAAGGTTATATATAAGCGTTTCGTAGTTATCTCGGATATACTGAGAAGCGTTCTTTGAATCATCCAGAATCATCGGAAAGTTATTGAGCATATCTGCCCTGGTCTCCAATGATGTATCTGTTGACCGAAAGTTTCCAACGTAAGCTCCCGGTGCCGGGTTTCCCCAAACCGATGCCGCTATATTGATCGTTACTGTCTTTCCACCGCCTGTCTGCCCGTAGAAATCTACGATGAACGGCAATACATCAAGTGGCTGTATAAGAACACTTGCAAAAGATGCCGCCAGCGCTATTCGTGGCTCTAATCGTCCGCATGACCGCAGCTGTTTAGCTAGAGTCACCCACTTGAAGTAATCTCCGCTTTCCTGTATACTCTGGAATAGTGCTTTAAAGCGGTATTCCCCGTCAAAAACGATCGAAAGGTCGTAAGGTACAAACACATCGCCATGCCACCCTAACTTGCTTGTAGAGTGCTGTATGTCAATCATATCGGCATTGTACATTTCAACATCTGCCAGATACTTTACGAGAAGCCTTGCATTCTCTGAATTGACCTGCACCCCGAACCTTGCAAGATTAGTTATTGCCCTGGAAGTCACAATGTCGATTTTCGGAACAGTTATTTCCGTCCAATATCCATCCCTTTTAAAAGCCACTGTGATCTGTTCTTCACCTGTTTCAATGTTTTTCAGTCGGCGTATCGGCATGATCGGGTGGTGACATACAAGTTCTCTCGCCTTAGATGTTTCAGAAGAAAATATTCCATTCTCTGTAGCTATCCAGCTGCCACAAGCCATATTAGGATACTCCTTATCAACAGAATCAGGATAAAAGTTTGTGATGTTTTCAACCAGCTGCATGGAACGATTTGCTTTTTCTTCTTTTTCTTTTTCCTGCTCTGCTTTTTGAAATTCCTTTATAAACTCTTCTGCTATATGTTTCGCTTTCACACTTTTTGCCCGGTCCATCAGTTTGAATTTGATTTCTGAGCGGTCGATTTTACTTTTTATCGCAAAAAGCTCTTCATACAACTGCTTCTCCATAAAGTCTTGTGCCTGTAAATTTTCAATATTTTCAAGAATTTTTCTCACCTCCTGACTTAACAGACAGCAATTCATATCTGCTTTTTTCTTTCTCGAGATTAAATTGGCACATATACCACTCTTCTGAATCAGGAGGGAACGTTTTTAGTGCTGTTTCGTACATAAGTATATTCTTTTCTATCTGTTCAAGTTCACTATGATCCTGAACGGGATTGTATCTTTTTGCTTTGATATCTCGCACTTCATGCCTGATCTGGTTACGACTTTTGCCTTTTTTTGAAATATAAGTACCGCCCAGCTCAATAAATGCAGTGCTAAAAGGGATGGATTCGTATTGCATCACGAAATCAAACACATCGCCACCGGTTCCACAGCCGAAACAGTAAAAGGAATCATCGTAGATTTTGCAGGATGCTGACTTTTCCTTATGAAAAGGGCAACATATAAATCCTGCTCTATTCGGCCTTAGTCCGTATCTGGAAAGAATTTCCGACATTTTCACTGACTGTTTGATTTCTTCCTTAGTCATGACAGCAGCTCCACGATCTGCCGCCCGGTTTCTTCTTTTGTACAGAATTCAAATCGGACTCCGTATCTATCTCTGATTGTGCAGAGAGATTTATACAACTGGCAGCCATCAACAGCCTTGTCAGAGATTACAGTCTTTACTCTCTTACCGTTTACCGTCTTCCAGATAACTTTGTGTTTTCTTGGGTTCTCCCAAAAATACACATCACCAACGGACTTAATATCTGGCCCATGTTCACATAGGATAATCAACTGAATACCTGCTTCACGTGCTCTGATAAGCTCTGCTTTGAATCTTTCATGCTGCTGGCAGACATTTCCGCAAAGCTCTTGTAAATCCTTTTTACGATCAATACAGAGTTTTGCATTATCTAATGACTGATAATCTCCACAATACAATTTAGAGCGAAAATACTGCACTCCAAGGCTATCAAACTGACTCTGAATCCGTTCCCATTCTGATTTATGTTCCCTTGTGTCCACTTGTATAACCATTAAAAACACATCCTTTTAATTGAACGGAAGTTCTTCCTGTACACTGTCTGGAATACTCATAAAGTCCGTGCCTGCCGGATTCGCTCCCATGATAGCTTCTTCTTTCAGATGATCGTCATAGGCTCTCGTGGTGCGCTCTTCTGGGATATCTGCATCCTTAATTCCTTCAATACTGCGGAACCATGCAAGCTTGTGACGTTTCACTTCTTTATTGTCGTACCAGTCTCTCTCCAGACGGAAGATGCCGCCGATCAGTTTTCCCTTAAACTGCTGCCCGAAATTATCGCCCCACTTAACGGCAAATCCCGGATTTGACTTTTCTACGCATGTGATAAATGTTTTAAGGTTACGGACACCATAATCTACACTCTCGTCAATGACCATATAGTTAGTGCCGGCGTTCGGATATTTCTTGTCTGGACGAATGTCATTTTCAAACTGCTTCATAAAGTAACCCGCCTGTTCGTCTCCTTCTGCGAAATCAAACAAGATAACAAGCATATCAAGTCCGCCCTGGCTTTTTTTCTCTGATACCTGCTTAATTACCATCTTATGACCGCCAAGCTTAATTGGTTCAAATTCTCCTGCTGCCTGTGTAGTATCGTAATTATTTGGTTTCTGCATTATCTGTTCCTCCTAATTCATAATAATCTCTGATAACCTTGTCAACTTCTGCAAGGTCGTTATCAATAGTTAAACTGCCAAACATCCCGATTGGGGACTTGCTTACCGCTCCCTGACTGGACTGAGTGACAAATAAGTGTTTTCCACTCTCTTCGATGCATCGAAGAACGATGGTAAACATGCCCTCGATGCAAACTTTTTCGTCCAGAAGTTTTCCGATGGTCTTAGGCTTTACTTCTCCAGAATCATCCTTTTCTTCATGCATCATAAGGTAAACAATTTTATTCTGCGGTACTTTTGTTACAATGAACTGAATAAGATTCCAGAAGTAGTCTCCGATATCATTGTACAGAGCGAACACTGCATTACCTTTTCCAGCAGAAGCGTGCCCCTTCATGAAATGATTCGTGATAAGATATCCTGCATCATCAATCACAATTGACTCCGCTTTTGATGCGATCAGGCACTTCATTACCTGCTGGTAATCATCTGTAAACCATCCGTCAATCTTTCCTTTAAATGGAAGCGGTTTATTCAATACTCTAATAAGATTCCAGTGTTCATTCTGGCAGTTTCTAAGACTGGTGCTCTTGCCAGAACCAGATTTTCCGATAATTAATACTGGTGTTGCCATTACTATTCCTCCTTATATGATTTCTGAGCCGTTAAAAGCCCATTTAAGGCCTGCACGTAGCTTGCCAGTGTCCTTGCCTTGTATGAACTCTCAATGTAGTTATCAGCTACAAGAGAAAGCTGCTCGTCTATCAGGGCAAGAATCTCGTCAATTCTCTCCTGCATCTTTTCTCACCTCGCTAAAGAAACAGTAAACATTGTCAGAACCATCCCCTCTCGCCGGATTCTGCTCGCCGCTTGGAAAGATTCCACCAGCGCAATGATACTCAAGATGATTCAGATACATGTCCGGATTTTCCCAGTCAAGAATGTACTGCTTCCGTCTGCTCAGCTCCTCCAGAAGTTCGTTCACTGTCGCTGTCAGCTCCATTGTCGGCAGGAGCTTCAGCTCTGTCTGATTCAGCATTTAACGGGCACCCCCCATCTATCAGAAGTTCCAGCAAGAAAGCTTTGATTTTATTGAGACTTTCACGACTTTCTTTTTCGTAAAACGGATCAAAAGATACACTCTGATACAAATCCCATTTAAATTTTCCTTCGGGAAGACTGACATCTTCCTTCCTTTTAAGTCCACATACACTCATGCCATAAATCGAATAATTGAACGAGGCGTTTGCTGTCGGAACTTCATTTGCAACTCTTTTACAGAGTTCGTAAATTTCGTCAATTTCTTTCTCAAACATCTTCATTCTCCTTTCTCTCTGGCGTATCAATATCCCAGAGAATTCCATATACAATCATCGTGGTCATTGCCGCCGCAAAAAGCTGTTTACCCGATCCTCCCCACTGCCAGAATGGAAGAAACGTGGAAAAGCTCCCGATCAGTGCGGCACAGATGATGTTTTTCAGATTATTCACTGATACCTCCTATAATCCACGCAAGGTTGCTCGCTACCAGTGCAGCTGTTGTTACAACCCATGCGGTGAACCATCTTTTTGACTTTTTCTTGCTTTCTTCGACAATTTCAGTCGCAAGTGCTACTTCGATTTCAGCCCATGTTGGCTGATTTTCGTTTCTAATTTCGCTCATATCTAGCTAATTTCTCCTTATTTTTTCTTATTTGTCTTTACAATTAGCAGATAGAGAACTATAATGTATCTATCCACTAAGGTACTTTAGTGGGTGCAAAGCTCCGGGGTGGAGGTGTCGACTCCCTCCGGGGCACTCACTTATTGAGAGCAGCCTTGCCTTTCCAGACATGACCAGTCACTTCATAGACTTTCCTAGGGCTTATGATGTATGTGATTCGGCCACCGGAAAGGCTTTTTGCTGGCTTGTTATTCTGGATAGCAGTCCCGATCGGGAGCCATCCGTATACAATTCCTGCTCTAATAGATGATGGTGGAATGCCGATTAATTTACTTGCATCCGAAATACTCATATTTTCATTTGAGAATTCCGGCGGTTGTCCAGAGTAAGACAACATTCGTGCGATTTCTGAAGCAAAGGCATATATCTGTGCTGCATTTGCTAAAACTTTTGAAGTTTCACCTGCAAGTTCTTTTATTTTTTCTGGACTCACCAAAAAATTTGAAATTTCACTTGCGAACTGATGAATCTGTGCATTCTGCTCTACGTAATTATCAACTGCACTCATATAAACCTCTTTTCTAACTGATACTCATTTGAGCGTTACAGTCACGTATCATCATTACTGTATTGGTGCATGGATGCCAATTTCTGACATATTCCATAGATTCTTCAAATCTCAGCTTAGGAATGTTATTGCGGGCATTTACTGTGAAGTAAGTCTTTATATCCCTGTTGCATTCAGCAAATACTTTCTTGCCAATTTCCTTGTAAGCATTTGATTCTTTCCCACCAAGGTGAGCAATTACGACACTTGACACTAAGTCCCTAATAGCTTCCTGCTGTGCATAGTCAATAGTCATGGTGTTTTCAAGTCTGTTAAGCCGTTCTTCGTGATCTAAGAATCCTGTCGCAATAACCTGTATCTGTTCAACTGTCGTCAGTGGTTTCCGGTATGAGCCTGTCTTTCTGATTGTCGGAAGAACTTCATCCATAACCCATGATTCGAATTTCTCTGCTGATGGAAGTTTCGATTTCATAATCAAGCGGTACAAATCTCCCTCATTTATGTACGACATCAGCTGAACACCGCTAGATGTAGGGGTGTCGTGTTTTACGACTCCCTTGCAATGCCTTGATACGGCATCTCTGGGATTGTTATATCCAAGAGCTTTTGCAACATCAGTTCCGACAAAATACGGTTTCCCGTTAATTTCTACCGTTCGAATTTCTCCGAACTCCCCTGAATTAAAAATTTGTAATTCGTTCATTTATACTCCTTTCTGCTCTGGAATTTTCGGTTCAAGAAACTTGTCAGTCCCAACAGATAACGCCCCGCAAATTAATTCGTATTCATCGAAATCTAATCTGCGATTTCCATTGAGAGAAAGATTGAGTTTCTGAACAGGAATGCCAGTTTTGTTGGCGACAAATGTCTGTGTTATGCCGTTGTTCTCAAGGTATGACTTAATTTTTTTACCAACGCACATTTTCATTTCTCCTTTCTGTTTGAATTTCGTTCTCATCGAACAATTACAGTATAACTTCGAAATATCCGAATGTCAAGAAGAAATTTCGAGAAAATCGAAATTATTTTATTGACAGTTCGAAATTTCTATATTATTATTAATCATGAAAGGAGGAACCGATAATGACATTTGGCGAGAAAATCAAGCAAGCCAGAACGGCAAAGAAGCTGACTCAGAAGCAACTTGCAGAAAAAATCAATGCAAAGCATAATTCAATTAGTGACTGGGAAAAAGATAAGTGCAAACCAGATATGGACACCATTGAGCTTCTATGTGGCGCTTTGGAAGTAACACCAACATACCTCATGGGTTCTAAAAGCGATGACGATTATGCAGTTATAATTGGAAACCTTATGTCGGAACCTGACATCTTAGATTTTATCGAGGAATATAGGACGCTCGATAAAGAAGATAAGAAAGCAATAAAACAAATAGTTTCATCGCTAAACAAAAAGAGCAAGGGTTAATCCCCTTGCTTCTTTGATTTCAGGTACTTAATAAGAACCATATAGATAAATTTCAATTTACCCTCGTTCTCAGTATTTTCTATCATCTCAATAATCTCTTTTTTATAATCCATAAATAACCCTCCCTGTCGCAACTACCACCTACATTACAGTATATGCCCGGTTTGCGGGAAATATAACCGAACATTCGTTCGTTTTTGCTATTATATCACTAATGTTCGCCCTTGGCAACTGCCAGATATACACCGATATGTTTATGATTGCATAGAAATTATTCGTAACATCAAAAATATAGTCTTTTCTGTTTAGTGGCAGGGCGAATAAAAACGGCAGCATGGTCTGCTTTATTTCATGGGCGCTATTTTTATGTAGGGTAAAAGATCTGTACGCATTTTGGACAGAATACACTTCTGACTCTTCACGGATATAATCGTCTACACACATTGGTAAATAAACAATGTAATTAAGCAAAAGCACAGCTCCTATTATAATTAGTATATTTTTGATTATTTTCATTTCATAAATCACCTAAAAACGTCTATTTACAACTAAATTTAACGATGCTATAATAAAAATAACATATTTAAACACTCTTTTTTGCAAATGGCGAAAACAATGTTTACAAGGGAATGATTTACATGAAAATTGCGATTTGTGACGATGATAATTTACGGATTGAGATTTTCAAAAATAGCATTGACCGATATCTAAAAGAGCATGGTGATGGTGGATATACATTAACCACCTACACCAGCGGAAAGCCTTTGATCGACGATGTTACAGATGGTGAATGGTATGACATAATAATTCTTGATGTCTCCATTAACGGAGAAAATGGCATAGAGATTGCCAAAAGATTAAGAAAAATCGGATACTATGGAAATATCACTTTTTGGACAGAACGCAAAGAATATGTATTTGATGCACTTGATGTGCTGCCGGTTCATTACATCATTAAAGGCTCTGAGCATGGAAGAATGTATTCAGTTGTTGAGCAGACGCTTGAAAATATCCGTGAAAAAACGCTTACTATCAAGAACAAGGACTACTTTCACAGAGCTGAATTCCGGCATATTGAATACATCGAAAGCCAGAACAAATACATAATGATCCATTGCACGTGCGGAATATCACACAAGGAACGAGGAAAGCTCAATGATATCGAAAAGAGTCTTGACGGAAGATTTTTGCGCTGCCACCAGAGCTATATAGTTAATATGGACGAGGTAAGCGAAGTAAGCCATTTTTTTACGATGGTATCTGGCGCGATCGTCCCGATCAGGCAAAGAGAACTTGCAAAAATAAGAGAAAAATATGAAAACTACGTCATTGGAGGGAAATAAAGCATGAGCGAAGAGAAAACAAAGAAATGCAAATATTGTAAAACAGAGATTCCGGCAGACGCTAAAGTTTGCCCGCAGTGCCGAAAGAAATTAAAAGGCGGAAAGCTTAAATGGGTTGTGCTGATAATCCTTGTTGGAGCGATCATCGGAGCTGTAGCTGGTGAAAGCGATTCGGAATCAGATAAAAGCACAGCAACCGCTACTTCTTCAGAAAAGAAAGAAACTACTACTAAACAAAAAGAAGAAGCTGCGCCAATCGAGTACACTACTGTTTCTGTTAATGATATGATGTCCGATCTTGATAGTAACGCCATGGGTGCATCTGATAAATACAAAGGTAAATATCTTGAGATCACCGGAAATCTCAGTAACATTGATGCCTCTGGAAAATACATCAGCCTCACAGCCGATGGCGACTTTGAGATTATTGGCGTACAGTGTAATATTAAAAACGACGAGCAAAAATCAAAGGTAGCATCTCTTACCAAAGGCGATAAAGTAACATTAAAAGGAAAATGCACAGATGTTGGAGAAGTCCTTGGATATTCTTTTGACATTGACGAGATTGAGTAAACCAGACTAGCTCCTGCTTAACGGCAGGGGCTGTTTTTATACAAGGAGGAAAATCATGGCAAAAAGAAAGAAATACCCGAAATTGCCAAATAGTTTCGGCTCTATCCGCTACCTCGGCAAGGGTCGAAGAAACTGCTACGCAGTTCACCCACCGGCAACGATTGACACAACAGGAAAAGCAATCCGTCCACCTGCGATCTGCTACGTTGACGACTATCTGAAAGGGTTCGCCGTTCTGACAGCTTACAAAGCCGGGACGTACAAGCCGGGTATGGAAAAAGAACTTGAGATTGCCCCTACAACGGACGCAGATGCCCTTATAAGCCGTATTTTGTCGGACTACAATATATTTAAGGGCACAGAGGAAAAACACCCGGAAATGCACAAATTGACGTTCTCAGAGGTATATGAACAATTCTACGCATGGAAATTTCCAGCCGGAACAAAAGCGTCCTATAGCTCGATGGAATCATACAAAACAGCTTACTCAAACTGTAAAACATTACACAATCGCACATTTGAAGATTTAAAAGCCCCCGATTTACAAAACGTAATAGACAAATGCACTCTTAAGAAGCAAAGCAAAGCAATTATATTAACCCTCTTTAAGCAGATGTATAAGTATGCCATTTACTCAGAAATTGTGTCGGAAAACAAGGCTTTATATGTAAAAGTTAACGCAAATGATGATACGGAACATGGCACACCTTTTTCGGATGAGGAATTGCAAATCCTTTGGAATAACACCGATGATCCAGAAGTACAGCTCATTCTGATCATGTGCTACTCTGGATGGAGAATTGGCGAGGTCCTGAAGCTTACGACCAATCTTGAAGAGAGATATTTCCAGGGCGGCATCAAGACCGCAGCCGGAAAAGACAGGATCGTTCCAATCCATCCGGCTATATATGAGTTTGCAAAGGACAAGGTCCTGACGCAAAACGGCAGGCTCTGCATCTATTCCCAGACGCAACACCGAAACGCCCTGTTCTACCCTACACTGGAACGATTGGGGATAGTCGGCGATCCGAAGCACACGCCGCATGATTGTCGACACGCCTTTTCCGCCCTGTGCGAAAAATATGGCGTCCGGGAGAACGACCGGAAGAGGATGTTGGGACATTCGTTTGGAAACGATGTCACGAACGCTGTGTACGGTCACAGAACCCTGGAAGAACTCCGGGCAGAGATTGAAAAGATAAAAGTCCCATTTGTGACTAACTGTGACTAACCGTTCCTATTTTTATCTTTTTTAAACTGTCTTAATTACTCTAACAAAAGTCTGCAAAGCCTTGATTTTACTGGCTTTTCCGCATTTTACAAGGGATTTCGCAAAGACATTTTCTTTAATCTAATTTTAATGAAAATCTTCAAGAGTACTTTGTTTATGCGGTTTTTCAGACTTTATTTGTGACTAATTTGTGACTAACCGTGTAAATCTATATCTGATTAAAACATCGTAATTTGACGTAAAAAAAGAGAGTCGGGTTTTTATGCCCAACTCTTTCTTTGACTGTCCACTCGTGCCGCTGATAACAGCCCCCACCGGGAACATGCAGCTCTTTCATTCATGCGCGACAGAATCAGTCTGCACTCTTCACTTGTGCGTAGCCACACAGGAAGCTTTACATCATAAGTTCAATCCCTGCGCGGCTACTGATAGTATACCTCATCTTAGATCAAAGTGCAATCAAATCTTTCCAGACAGCTGCATCACAGATTCCATCCTGCTTCATGCCCCTGGATTTCTTGTAAGCATTCAGAGCATAGATGGTGTTTGTTCCGGCAGAACGATCAAGTTCAAGCTCTTTACCGTCTTTTCCTTTGAATTTTCGTGCTACAAGAATCTCCTGTAAAAGAAGGACAGAAAGTCCTGTGCTGCCTGCTACTACTATTTCTGTTGTGAACATATATTTCTTTCCTCCTGTATTTGATGTGTTAGTTGATGTTCCGTTTACGATCTTCCAGTCCGGTGTGCAGAATTTTGTTCCCGGCATCTGACTGTTAAGATAGCTTTTTGCACAAACACCACCGCCGTTTGCGATAATACCAGATGCACCAGAAGTATTACCCTCGATGGTGTAAAAACGATCGCCAACAACCGCCGTGACTAATCCAGTGTGGGTAAATGTATCATTATGTTTAAAAATTACAATGTCTCCAACTTTGGGGTTCGCATTAAGCGTGAATAAACCACTCATGGTCGGACAGTACACATAAGGCCAATGTTTCAGGAGCTTCTTTGCCTTATTCAGTCCGAATGCTTTCATGAAGCACCAGCTCACGAAACAAGCACACCAGGGCTGTCCCTGATAGGATGGTTTCACATCACGCCAGTACTTTGTGTAGTTCGCGCTTCCCGAATTCGCAGTCTTGCTGTCGAGCTGGCTGTTGCTTTTCTTTTCAAGATACCCGATTTCGTTTTTTGCAATGAGAATCACTTTTTCGATAGCTTTGTCCATCGCAGAAGCCTCCTTATAGTCTTTATAAAATACATTCCGGTCAACATTTCCTGTTATTCCCGGAATAGTTGCTTTGCTGGAATACTGCCAGCCTACACCAAAATTCGGCCGGAGTCTTTCCTGCAATGTTCCGTTATCGTTTGCCGGATATCTGGCTATCCAGAAATCATACTTTTTCAGATGCGAACAGATCACGGTATCGTACCAGTCGACATTGCAGTACAGAGCAAATTTATATCCAGCTTTTTCGATGATTTCCCGGAAAGCATCCGCAAGCTTATGAATGTTTTCAGATCCTAACGCTCTTTGATTGCTGTTTTCGAGGTCAAGAAACACCGGGAGCTGAATTTTACGTCCTGCCAGCACGGATACGATTTTATTTGCTTCACTTCGAATTTCACTTACTGTCATAGCGTAAGAATATTTATACACCCCTACAGGGATGTTATTTTCAGTACATCCCCGATAATTTCTTTCGAATGCGCTGTCAATCACGTTTCCAGCTTCTGTGATTCTGAGGATTGCGAACCCCATGCCGTACTTTGCTACGGCAGACCAGTCAATCTGGCCCTGCCATGCTGAAACATCAATTCCTTTAATTTTCATAGCAGCTTTCTCCTTATTTTATGAATAGACTTTCCACCCTTTCCAATCCGCACCCTGCACCTTAGAATTGATATAAATTTTCTGTGAGTACGGTCTTATCAGCATAAGAACCCTTGTAGTTTGAGTTCCTTGGCAAAACCCCATATACATTGAAGCATCTGGATCCGGACGAATGCCTTCCGACAGAGTATAAGTTCCTTGTGTCTGCAAAGGGATATCATCAAGTGAAGAATACGTCGCACCATTAATCACTCTTCCATTCAATTCATTCACCGCTCCAATTACAGTCTTATTACTTGTTTTAAGCTGTGAAATAACCGCATTTGCTAACCGGTCAACGATCCAGTTCCAAATTCCGCTGAATGTTGCCCTTTTGTTTGCTTTTGCGATTGCGTCATAGATCATCACATCATCCGCATTTGCAGGTGCTGATTTTATTCCATAATCTGTCCATTTTCCCATTACTGTAATCTCCTTTCTAATTCCTTGATACGTTTCTCTTGCTCATCAACCTTTGCACTGAGTTCTTGTATGGCTTTGATGGCGTAGTTCAGAAGGTACGGACTGTTAATCTGCTTAATGTCCATCTCGCCGTTTTCGTCGTAACCGCCGCCCAGAGCCAGGTTCGGGTCGATTTCTTCCAATTCATCCGCCACGAAACCGATGTTCTGATGTCCACCTTTTTTCCAGTCGAACTGTCGGACTTTCATGCGATTGACTGTTTTGAGGGCGTCTGTTTCACTATTTTTGATATTATCTTTTAAGCGGATGTCGGAAGCCTGTGTGCTTGTATATAGATAGTCTGTGCTAAAGTAAGATCCGCCCCATTTAGCACGGATTCCTAAACGATTGCGCGTCATTGTTTCTCCGTAATCACTGCCTGTTCCCGAAGAAAGATAGGCCACTTGCGAACCATCTGCGCTTACGGACGCTACTGGCTGTCTTTTGACTTTGTTGGATGTTTTTGATTGATTCTCCAAGTCGTAAAACATAAGGGTTCCATCAGTTGAAAAATTCTTCCCAAGTTCGCATCCATCCGTAAAAAGTGAGTTCGTGTTTATTCGGACTTTATTTTTTAAATAGCGAATGATATATCCGTCCCACGTGTGGTCAGTTCCTTCCTCCCAAAGCTCTTCAACTTTATTTTGAACATTCTGTGCATACAATCCGTACTTCCCGAGTATCAGCGCATTATAGTTCTCCGAATCCGTATAGTCCGTATATAGTCGCAATCCGACAGTATTAAGAGATACCATTGGATTCCCAGTGTTCTTATTAAATACGACATATCCGGTATATCCTAATCTCGATATCAGATTTCCATCAGCATCGTAAATCTTCATCTGACCGTTTCCGTTATTCACGCCGCCAAGGATAATAGTACCACCTTTCATGGCGTTAAATGAAATGTACAGCGTCTGGTTTCCGCTTTCGTCCTTGCCGTAATACAGTCCCTTGAACTTTCCACCGTCTGACAGGATGTCAACTATCTGCTCTTGTGTCAGTGCTGCTACATCAATCGCAACCGCATACGTCTGCTGCTCAGCCAATTTCGTCTTTGACTGGTCAAAGTACAACGAAACTCTAAGCATGTCGTGTGCGCTAAGAGATAGATTATCTACATTTATTTTCAGTCTATCGAGAGCTGCCGATTGCGACACTGTCAAGGCTGTCCATGTAGATCCATTATTCGTGGATTTTTCAAGCTTCCACCAGCCGGACTGACTATGACTTAATGTGCTACTGCCATCTCTGTAATAAGCATCTACGATAAGCGGAGATGGCGTTATCTTCTTATCCGCTCCCATCAACAAAATGTCAGCATTTGACTGGAAAAAATAAGTCCTTCCAGGCTCTCCCTGTTCACCTTTTATTTTTATCCAGGTATATTTCGCTGGTTCCGTGCTGTCTGGTTTTGTATAATCTGTATAATTTCCGATGTATTCTTTATCAACGCTGTCCGATACAGAAAAATCCTTTTTGCCATCTGCGCTGTTCGCATAAGCGATGTGAAAATAAGGTGTTTTTCCATCTGTTCCCGGTTTACCCGGAAGTCCATCTGCTCCGTTTGCACCTTTTACTAGTGTCCATCTGTACTTCGCTGGATCTGTACTGTCTGGTTCTTCAAAATCCACATACATGCCGATATATTCGCGGTTACTGTCCGATACAGAGAAATCTTTTTTACCATCCGCACTGTTCGCATAAGTAAGGTGCGTGTATTGCGTTCTTCCGTCTTTACCATCTTTTCCCGGGATGCCGTTTGCTCCGTCCTTGCCATCATATCCATCAACGCCACGGAACCGGCTCCACGTATAGTCTGCCGGATTGGTGCTTTCAGTAGCTGTGTCCTTATTCGTTGCGATGCCGATATAAGTCGCCTGTGTCACCGTATAGATTTGCTCTCCCGCACTGTCCAGAATCGGACTTCCGGTGCTGTCTAACAGCGGCACATAATCGGGGTTGTCCGACATATCAAGTCCATCTGATCTTGTAGCGTACTTCATCCACGTATAAGACGACTTGCCGTCCGCCCCTTTCGGGCCTTGCGCACCTTGGTCGCCCTCAAATTTCGCCCACGTGTACTTACTCGGGTCGGTACTGTCAACACCGGAAAAGTCCGTGTAAGTTCCGATATACTTATTTGGTGTCTTACTCATCTGTGCCGCTGTCGGGTTCTGTACCGGTGCGTACCGGATATGCAAATACGTTGTCTTTCCATCTGTTCCAACGCCCGGGATTCCCTGCGGTCCGGCGTACTGTTTCGCAAGTGAGAACTGTTTCGATACGACAAGGTTATTCAGATATGCCGCCTTGATGTTCACCCATCCGCTGTCTGCGGTCAGACCGGTGACAGTGTATGTCTTTCTCTCCTTGTTCCAGTTTCCCTGTATGTTCTGAGATTTCGTAATCGTGTACGTACAGTTATCCGTGATATCCTGTGTGCCGTACATGACGGTCGCTGTTGTGGTACATTCCGGGAAATCTGTATAGTTGCCGTCGCTGTCAACTGGGATTCCCTGGTAATCGTTGTCGAGCTGCATGGTCATATTCCTGGCCAGAGCTGCCATGTTCTCAACATCTTCAATCTTTTCATCAAGTGGCTTACCGCCGATAGTCACACAACTTCCGTCAAGGGTAACTGATCCAGTATCCATATCTGCTTCAAATATCGCATTTCCACTCTTGTCTCTTACGATGAGTGTTCCTGCGTTGATATAGTCGGCATTGATGCCCTCTGCATAGAGCAGCCTGGTTATTAATTCGCCAGTCACCGCAAAGCCGTAAGGATACGTTTTTCCACCATCAATCGACACAGCAAACGCCTCTGCTGTCAGTTTCCAGATTATGTTAGATTCTGCTATGGTCGGCTTATTGTGCATGTAGTATATAATGCTACCATCCTGTTGTGGCTCTTGCGTCATATACAAGCCGCTCGAAGAACTGAGTGTTTCAGCCAATCTCCGTATAGCCTCTTCCCTTGCGGATGTTTCTTTTTGCACCATCTGACGTGCCGCAACTATAGCTTTTGTACTATTTCCGTAAAAATCACTGCTGCCTCTGATCGGATCATCGGCCTGTGTCTTAACTGTAGTCAGGCCGCCTACATTTCCGGAAACATCTGTCAGAGGAGTAAGATACTTATTCCCTAATCGGTCGTAAGTGTACACCATGTCACCAAACTCGACGAGCGGGTTGTATACCAGATCACCCTCAAGATTCCGGAATCGTGCCCCTACAATCTGTTCGCCGATGATATTCGCTACTGTCTGAAGCTGATCGGTGTCAATCAGCTCGTTCTCAAGTTCGAGGACGTACCCTTCCTCTCCGTACATGCCAGAATAATCAGTATTAGCATCATCGTTTGACTGACCGTTCGTTACCTTGATTCCAGTTATAACTATATCGTCACTATAAAGCGTAGGTGGGTTTCCATAGTTCTTCAATTCCGGTATATTCGACCTTTCAAAGTCCCATTTTACAAACTGGAGATTCCCGGAATAATCAATCCGGGCGTTCGCAGACTCAACCATGGCCGCATACCCAAACAACTGACGAAACGTCATACTGTCCGGAATACTTCTTATTATAATATCGCCATGGTCCATAGTCAGGTTCATGCCTATACCGACAGTCTTACAAGCATCTCTTACAAGGTTAATGAGCGACTGCGGCAATTTCAATCCGCTAGTATATACCTTATTCGCCTTATACATATCATCCAGTGCCGTAACATTGATGATATCTGAATACTCTGGCGTAGTGACCGTATAGACTCCCTTATCTATAGTTTCAATGATATCTTTTGTAGCTGCCTGTGTTGCGATGATAGGATCACCGGTGCTGTCCAGAATCGGGTTATAGCTTTCATCTAACAGTGCGCTTACAGATTCCGGCGCCGCATACGACGTCTGAAGCTTCAGATAAGCATGAATCTTAGCTCCGTAAAAGTTGTAGTTCTTCCATTGCTCTTGATCGTTATTGATGCTTAGCGTCAGTGTTTTACAGATAGTAGCACCGACCGGAAAACTACTGCTATCTGCACAGTCAGAAAACCCGTTGTCACCGTTCATGATATCTTCATTAATAGTTTTTTTCGTCCCGTCAGGAAAGGTGATATCCACTACCATTCTGACTGGTTCGCCAGCTTCAAACTTTTCTCTAAATGCGTTACTTACGTTAATCACAGTGGATTCACCCCCGTCATGTTAAACTCTAATGATGACATAATCTTTCTATCGTCCGACAGTTCCCCAATAGCTATGTTCTGCGTCTGCCCCACATAGAACGGAGCGTCTCTCCAAATTCCGTAATACGGCGAGAAATAATGAAGCGTAAATTTATATCCTTTTGCTACCATCTGCAAAATTTTAGTTGCTTCCGTCATCGGGAGGTCACTGGCCTTGTATGTATATTGTTCTACGGTAAACATCGGCGTAAAGTAGCCTACACCGTACTGCGTTCTCTGACTGGATTCCGTGTAAGTCGTGGCAAAGGAGAGCGCAAGGTCTTTATCCGGTTGCCAAATTATTGTTCCGTTGATTTTATACTTTTCCATAACGCCCTCCTTTCTATGCCATCTCAAACGGGTTTCTGCCGCTTGTATCTCGTCTCATCTGCGCTTCTTTCATCATCTCGTCAAACAGTGTCCTGC